CTCTTGCGAATCCGCAGGGTTGCACGTCGGGCAGCCAGGAGGAAACGCTGTCCCGCCTGAGCTGGTGGGCCGCGCGCCACCTCCCGTACGACATCGCGCTCGGCCTCCTCGCCGGCTGGGCGCGCCAGCTCCCGCTCGGCCGCCCGCACGAGCCTTGGACGATCGAGCACGTCACCGAGAAGCTGAACCGGGCGTGCGAGAAGCGCGCCCTGGAGCCCGGGACCGCCGGCCCCCTGGTAGACGATCGTCCAGGGAGCCAGCAAGCCAGCATCAGCCAGGCTCCCATCATCTCGCTGATCCGGCGGGCGTCCGACTTCAAGGTCGAGCTACGCGAGGACTGGATCGTCCAGCACCTTGTCGCCCCCTCCTGCTTCACCGAGATCGTCGGGGAGGTGAAGAAGGGGAAGACCACTTTCAACGGGCAGATGATCCGCTCCGTCCTGCGGGGCGAGCCCTTCCTTGGATGCTCCGTCCGCAAGACGCCCGTCGTCCTCTACACCGAGCAGGTCGGCCTGTCCCTGGAGAAGACGCTCGAGCGCGCCGGCATCCGTGGCGAGCCCGACCTGCACCTGCTCACGCAGTCCGACACGTTCGGTCGCCTGTGGGCCGAGGTCGTCGGCGGGCTGCTCGACTACTGCACGACGGTCGGTGCGCAGCTTCTCTTCGTGGATACGCTCTCCCGCCTAGCCGGCGTCGAGGGAGAGGGCGAGAACGCGGCCGGTGTCGTCTCCATCCTCAACCCGTTCCAGGGCGCAAAGGGCCGCGCGGTCGGTACCGTGTTCGTACGGCACAGCTCGAAGTCGAAGGACAACCGGGACGATGTGTCCCGCGCCGGCCGGGGGAGCACGGCGCTCTCGGGCGACATGGACATCTGCGCGCTCCTCTACCAGCCCGGCTCCGAGGACCTGCGCCGTGTGAAGACCATCTCCCGCCTGGGCGAGGAGATCGAGCTGACGCTCCGGTACAGCGCCGGCCTCTACACCTTGGTGGACCCCGGTACGGCGGTCAACCGCAACGACCGCGTCTCCAACACGAACCGAGAGGCGGTCCACAAGGCGATCAGCGAGCTGCGCGAGGCCGGCGAGAAGGTAACGCAGGCGGCGGTGCGGAAGAAGACCGGGCTCGGGAAGGACGCCGTGAAGGCGCACATGCACGGCCCCTACGAGGGCGGCTCGCTGGAGGCCGACTGATGGCTAGCCTGTTCACCAGCATCGTCCCGCGCTGGTTCTACAAGACCACGCGGTACTACATCAAGGAGGGGCGCATCCGCCTCTCCGAGTCCGACGCCCGCAAGGCCCGCTGCCGGGGCGACGTCCGTGCAGCGCAGCGCCGGCTGGACCGGGAGAAGGATGCGCGTTGGCGCCGGGCGCACGAGCGGGCACTGCCGTTCCGCATGAAGATCGTCGAGCGGCTCGAGGCCGAGAAGAAACGGATGGTCGAGCAGGTGTTCGGGAAGAGGAGGGAGGCATGAGCCGCCGTACGAAGCTGCCGCTCGTCGAGGTCGAGTGGCTCGACGCCATGACGCATACCGAGATGTGGGCGCTCTCCGACGTCGAAGAGAAGGCGCAACTCACGCGCCGCATCACGTCGGGCTACCTCATCGCGGAGACCGAAGATGGCCGCACCATCATCGCGCACACCTCCGATCCGGCTGAGAAGGGTGACACCGAGGACTACGTCACGGACGTTACGGTCATTCCGACCGGGTGGGTCCAGGGAGTCAAATACATCAAGGGCAAACCGCCCAAGAAGAGGAGGAAGTAGCATGCCAGTGTTCAAGGTGAAGGGCGGGAGCGTCTGGCTTCCCGCCGAGTCAGCCATCTCTGGCGAGAGTTCGCCAGGGGGGCTCAGCACCGTGCTCACGCTCATCCCGCTGCCCGGGATGGCGGGGGTGCGCCAGGTCGAGGTCGAGGGGCGCGTCGAGACGGTAGGCGCCGAGCTGGACGCCGCGCTCGCCAAGTACCCACCGGCCGAGAAGTCGGTGCTCGTATGAAGAAGGGCATCCAGTTCACAGACGACCGTGGCGACGGCGGCCTGGCCGAGGCGGCGCGTTTCGTTGGTGCCTGGGCCGGCTGCGTGCCGGGCAGCCCAGCGTGGAAGGCGCTCCTCAAGACGTTGCCGGGGTTCGACGACCTCGATGACAACGAGAAGACGGAGGTATACGCCGCCGCGCTCACGCTTCTCACCGCTCGGACGTTCAACGACTAACCCAATCGAAAGGATGAATGCTACCATGACAAAGACTATCATCATTGGCGCGCTCCTGATCGCGCTCGCCGGCACCGCGCGTGCTTCGGGTAACGGCAGCGGCTCTATCGACTTCTGCCAGCGCCACGACTGCTTCGAGCTGTGCCCGTCCGTGCCCGAGCCGGTCGACATCACCTGCGTCGAGGCGCTCCCCTGCGTGCCGTGCCCGGATGTAGTGTGCCCGACGAGCGAGTGCGGTGACACCATCTGCGTCTGCGGCGCAGTCACGTGCCCGGCCCCGAAGCCGGCCGTATACGAGGTCTGCAAGGTCAACCGCAAAGGGCAGCTCGTGTGCCCCCGACGTAAGGGCAAGCTCCCCCGCAGGGTGTTCGTCCCCAGCGCACAGCTCAACTGATGGGCCGGGGCGACCAGTTCCAGATGCCAAAGTTCACCGTCCCGCTGCCGGCGGCCGTCCAGGCGTGGCCGTTCCCGGAGCAGGTCAAGCAGGCGTACTGCCCGCTCTGCGACCGACCGACAACGTTCTGCGAGTGTCCTCGTCTCTGCGAGGAGCAAGGGTCGGAGGACTGATGAGCCGAACTAAGACCCTCGTGGACATCCGGCCCCGCTGGGCGGGCTGCGTCAACATCGTCCGGGCGGCGGGGGATGGCGCGTGGATCGAGGTTGAGCTGCTAGCGCAGGGTCCGCGTGGAGGTGCCACAAAGCACTGCTTCCGGCTCGACTTGTTCGATGCATCCGACATCGCACGCAAGGTGCAGGACTGCATCGCGGCGCAGCGCCAGCACCTCGACCGCATCCAGGCGCGGGCGAACGGCGTAGGGTTCTAGTGCCGACCCAACCGTACTACAACGCGCGGGGTGAACGGCTCCCCGGCACCACCTGGGTCATCGGCCAGAACCTGGGCTGGAACAAGGACCCGCTCATGCGCTGGGCGAACCGTGAAGGGCTCGCCGGCCGCAACATCCGGGACGAGCGGGGTACGACCGTGCAGCGTGCTGGAGACATCGGGACGGCCGCGCACGCCATGATCGAGGGGCGCATCCAGGGCCGCGACCCGGAGGAGGCGGCCGAGTCCGAGCTGTTCGTCCTGGGCGCCGAGGATCGGAAGAAGGCGATGCAGGGGTTCCACAGCTTCGAGCGATGGTACAGAGACCAGCGGGCCATCATCGTTGCCACAGAGCTGTTCGGCGTAGACGAGGAGTATCAGACGGGCTTCTGCCTCGACGCCCTAGGGCTCAGCCAGCCCGACCTGGACCTCTACGATTGGAAGAGCAGCAAAGGCACCTACGCGGACCACATGATCCAGATCGCAGCGTACACCGTCTTCGTCGAGAAGAAGCTGACCGAGTGGTTCGGTGGCCCGGTCCGGCTGGGGGGCGCGCATGTTCTTCGGGTGGGTAAGGATACAGGGACCTTCAAGCACCTGTACTGGACCCGCGATGACCTCGAGCATGGCTGGCGCGCGTTCTCCTGGCTGCGCGCGTTGCACTATCTTCGGCCGACCATCGAGGCGTACGTACGGTGAGCCAGCTTGCCAACGCTTGCACGACCGCGGTCCGCCTGCTATGATGGGAAGTGAGATCAGGGGAACGCCCCACCGACTACAGAGGAGGAAGACAGTATGAGCATCCCGACCGAGCCCGCCACCCTGCCCGGCAAGCCTGCCGGCGCCGACGACGTGGTGGGCACCGCCAAGGCTTCGGCCGGCGGCGACAGCACATTCACCGGCACGCAGAAGAACGGGGTCGTCCCGGGCGTCCTGGTGGAGATGAAGCACAAGACGTCGGCCAACCCTTTCAACAACGGCGAGCCCCGCGACCAGATCGTGTGGCTCTTCGCGATCAAGGGGCGCGAGGCCGAGGGGCTCCTCGCCTGGTACACGAGCTACTCGCTGCACGAGAAGTCGAAGTTCCCGCCGACGTGTGAGGCGCTCGGCAAGCCCGTGCCGGACGACGGTGAGGGGATCAAGAAGAGCGCCTTCATCGGGGCCGAGTGCCAGCTCCTCATCAAGAACGAGGCGGCGAAGGGGAAGACCAAGACGTTCCCCAAGGTGAAAGAGCTGCTCTCAGCCTAGGCCGGGTGCCAGCAAGCCAACGCATGCCGCTCGTCTCGACTGACGCCCAATACGAGTCCTCCATGGTGAGGATAGCGAGGTGTGAGCACCTCTGCGTCGACCTCGAGACGACCGGCCTGCGCCCCTACCTAGGGGACCGGCTCTTCGGCGTTGCCGTTGAGGCGGATGGGGAGGCGGCGTACTTCCCTTTCCGCCACAAGAACGGGCGCAACCTGCCCGAGCGGCTGCTCGACCCCCTGCTCGACGCCATCACGCGGCCGGGCGTGACACTGCTCGGACACAACATGATCCGCTTTGACTGCCCGATGATCGCCGTCGAGCACGAGCGGTTCTACCGCCGGCTGCTCCACGACGATTCGATCCGCAAGGAAGACACGATCATCGACGCGCTCCTCGCGAACGAGAACGAACCGACCTTCTCCCTGGAGGGACTCGGCAGCAAGTACCTCAGGGGCGCCAGTGAGAAGGCGGCGCAGAAGGCGCGGCTGCTCGAGATGCTGCGCGCCCTGCACCCCCGGCTCAAGGCGGCCCGCCAGCTCATGGGGCACATGTCCGAGCTGACGCCGGAGCAGGTCGCGGACTACGCCTGCGGTGACGTGCTCGATACGCGCGCGCTCCGCAATCTGTACCGCCCGCACCTGGAGGAATGGAACCTCACGCAGCTCGCGACCGAGATGTACGACTACGCGCGCCTGCTCGCGAAGATCGAGCGGCGCGGACTGCTGATCGATCGATCCGAGTGCGAGCGGCGCATCACGCGCTGCACCGCTGAGCAGCTCGCGGTACTCGAGGCGATCCGTCGGCAGTCCGGGCCGGCGTTCAACCCCGGCAGCTGGCAACAGGTCACGCGGCTGTGCGGCACGAAGGATGCGGAGGCCAAGACGCTGCGCCGGTCGGGCCATCCGCTCGCCGCGCAGATCATCAGCTACAAGCAGCTCGGCAAGATGAAGGGGACGTATTATGAGGGCGTCCTTGAGGCCCTGGACGCTGAGGGTGTCGTCCATCCCCAACAGAATCTGACGCGGGACCCCCAGGATCGTGGAGGCACGCGGAGCGGGCGCCTATCGTGCTCCCGGCCCAACCTTCAGAACCTTCCGAAGCGCAGCCCGGACTGGTTCATGCGCGTCCGGGAGCTTGTGGTCGCGAGGCCGGGCCACGCCCTTCTCGCTGGAGACTACGAGCGCGCGGAGATGTGGTTGGGCGGCCACTACTCCGGCGATGAGTCGCTGGCCGAGGCGTATCACGCCGGCCGCGACCTGTACGCTGAGCTCGCGCAGAAGACGGGCACCGACCGCCAGGGCGCGAAGATATGCTGGCTTGCGGTGCAGTACGGTGCGCGCGGCCGTAAGCTGTCCGAGATGCATGATTGGCCGTTCAAGTCGGTCGCGAAGCTGGAGGCCGAGTTCGGCTCGAAGTGCGAGACGTGGGGCGACGCCGAGTGGCGCGCCTACAAGGGCCAGCGAGGCCCGCGCGTCGTCGATGAGTTCTTCGACCTCTGCCCCGGCGTCAAGCACATGATGAAGGAGCTGGAGGAGCGGGCCCAGCAGGTCGGCTGCATCCGGCTCTGGACGGGGCGCGTCGTCCACTTCGACGGGAATCTCACGCCGCCGTTCGTCGCCTGGAATCGGCTCATCCAGGGCGGCGTCGGGGAGATGATGCGGACGGCGATGCAGCGTCTGGAGCAGCCCCTCGAGCGGCTCGGCGCTGCGATGCTCCTTCAAGTCCACGACGAGGTCGTTATCGAGGCGCCGGAGGAGAACGCGGCCAAGGTCGCGAGGCTGGCTCAGCACATGATGACGGGCTTCGACTTCCGACTTCGCCCGCGCGTCGAGATCAGCGCCGGCACCAACTATGGGCGGGTCGAGAAGATGGCGGCATGAGACGCGGCGATCTTCTCTGGCTCGCAGGCCTTCTCGAAGGGGAGGGCTGCTTCACGCGATGCAACGTTCGTCGGACCCCCGCAACGCCACAGATTTATCTGAACATGACAGACCGTGATGTCGTCGAGCGCGCCGCTGCTTTGATGGGTGCCCGCGCGCGGTGGACCCATTCACCGTCGCACCAGCGTCCCGGCTGGAAGCCCACCTATCGTGCGGCCAAGGCTGGGCGAAGCGCTGTCGCGCTCATGCGCCAGCTTCTTCCTCTGATGGGGAAGCGCCGCAGTGCCCGTATCCGACAACTACTAAAGGAGGCAGCATGACCGTTCGTAAGAAACTCGGTGACTTCCCCAGCCTGCGTCGGGTGCGCGCGTTCTTCGAGCGCAACAGCCGGCGCCGGTTCCGCAGCCAGTGCATCCAGGGCTGCGCCCTCGTAGAGGCAACGGGGTACGCGATCCTCGGCGGCCAATACGGCTTGCTCCGCGACGTGTTCGTCTGCGACTACAGCAAGACCTGCTTCGATCATGCCGGCGAGGCGCTGCGGATGCCACCGTGGGCTACGCGGTTCGTCAGCCTCTTCGATGACGCGGCCGGCGGGAGTGGCCGTCTATGCGTCCGCATCCTCGACGCGATTGTGAAGGAGGCAGCATGAAGCGAGACATGTTCGACCGGGAGATTCGCATCGGCGCGCTCCTCGTCTACCCGGTGCGCTCGGGCAGCACGACGTACATGCAGGCGCTGCGTGTGACGGACGTCGTGGAGAACGGCGTGCTTGGGCGGATCGAGAAGAGCAGCCGCCAGCAGGGGACGGGCAAGCTGGTGCAGGTCTTCTGCACCGAGCGGGCCGTCATCGTGCCCGAGGTGCAGAAGATGGAGGGCGCACTCCGGCGGTACAATGCCGTCGCCACGAACTTCCTCGACCAGTCCGACCTAGCGTACGCGCGGCCCGCGAGCACCGTGGCCTACGTCGCGCTGGGCCAGTGCCTGGAGCAGGCGCGAGAGGCGGGGGTGCCGGCATGAAGGCGAAGCGTCGCAAGGTAACGTGCGCGCGGGCGAAGAGCGTTCGCCGAGCCAGCAAGCCAACGTCAGATGGTGTCGCCGGTAGCCGGCGATGGATCGGGCCGGTGGACGTCTTCTTCAAGGCTACGGAGCCGCCGCCCGACCCTGACGCCTGGGTCTTCGACGCGCCGTCCGGGACGTACAGGAATCCGCGCCTCGCGGATCGCCTGCGCGAGAAGGCGCGGAAGCTCAGCGTCTTCTTCTCGCTCGTCCGCTGGATCGTCGCCCCGCCCGGCGCGCGCTGCCAGACGGTTTGCCGGATCGACGTGGAGACCTCGCAGCTTGTGGAGCTGCACGAGGGCCAGCGACTACCCGAGACCGAGGTCAAGGTCACCACGGTCGACGTGAAGCTGCGCGAGTACGGGACGGCGGTCCCGTTCACCAGCCTGAACGAAGACTTGGACCCGAAGTCCCCCGGCCCGGTGCAGAGCGCGCTCGTCGGCCTGCTCACGCGCACCTACAACGCGATGATCGGCGGAGCGCTCAAGTCCACGCCGCTCAAGTACGTCCCGCTCGTCCGACTCCACTCGCTCACGCCGCTCGGGGTCGGACCGGACTGGCACCTCGGGACGGACCTTACGAAGCCCCGCTTTAAGGGGCTCCTGGCGCGTCTCCCGTTCTTTCGCGATCGGCGCCGGCCCATCATCGCAACCCGGAACCTGATCGCCGAGGACATCGAGCTGCTCGCTGACTACCTCACCACGACGTACCACACGCCGCTGATCGAGGGAGTGTACCTCGTGATGGTCGCGCAGGCTCGCGCATTCACCCACGTCAGGCAGGACCGGGCGCGTTTCATCCCGCTGGCCGCCTATGCGCAGTACCGCGAGCCGATGCTCGGCGAGATCGGGAAGGTCGGTCAGGTGCGCCTAATTGCGACGAACGAGAACGTTCTCCCCATGGTCGGCAAGAGCGGCTGCCTCGGGGAAGCGGTCATCTTCGGGGAGGAGGCCGTCGCCGCCGTCGAGGCGCTCGAGCCCGAGCTGCGGTGCGCGGTCCCCGCGAACTACGGCCGGGACAAGGCGGTCGCCTGGTACGCGATCATGGCGGCGAAGCTCCTGTACGACACGCGGGCGATCCACGTCACGAGCGCGCCCGTCCCGCCGACGCTGCGGGAGCGCGCAGCCGCTCTCGGCCGGCGCATCAAGGCCGCGCCCCGCATCGCGTACGCGACCGGGATGCACAAGGCCCGCTACGGGCTCGCGATCCTGGTGGCCGGCGGGCACAGCAGCATTCACAGCAGCATTCACGGCAGCAACGTTCACAAGGGCACGTTCGGGTACGACGAAGATGATTGCTCGACGTGCCGGAGGGCAGGATGAAGAAGCGAAAGTCGAGTATCCCGAATCGTAAGGCACTCCGCGGCGAGCGCACACTGAACGACGCGATCCACAACGCTGCGCGGCACCTGCGCTGGCTGGTGCCAAGGATGCGGAAGCGCGGGTACATCGTCGCGTATGTGGTGGGAGTAGCCGACTTCCTCGACGTGACGGCCCAGGACCACGAGCGCAAGGTTGCACGGAGGGCGGCATGAAGCGACCGACCCTGATCTACGTGAGCGGCCCGCTCACAACCGGCGACACCATCGGCAACATCCGCCGAGCCGTGGACGTCGGCAACACGCTGATCGAGCGGGGGTACATCGTCATCGTCCCGCATGAGAAGGCGCTGTGCCTCGAGATCATGCACCCGAGGACGTATGAGCAGTGGCTGGCGTACGACTTCAAGTGCATCCGCCGCTGCGATGCCCTGTACCGGATGTCGGGCACGTCGGCCGGCGGCGACGCCGAGGTCGCGTTCGCCACCAGGAACAGCATCCCGGTCTACTTCTTCCTGGACACACTCTTCTGCTGTGAGCCCGTCGAGCGCCAGGTTCCGCATTCGATGAGCGAGGCCCGCCGGCTCATCACGCAGGGGGCCGCATGAGCCTCTTCCGTTACGGGAAGGACGGCGGCCCCGCTTCGACCGTGTGGGGCCTCTGGCTGCTCGAGGCCAAGCGCCTGTGCTCGGTCGTGCTGCTCTGCTTCGAGAACGGGAGCCGCAACGCGTACCACAGCCACGCCTTCGATTCGGTCTCGTGGGTACTGCGCGGCCGGCTTGTCGAGCACCACCTGGGGGGCACGACGGAGATGCACATGCCGAGCTGGCGCCCGGTCATCACGCGCCGTGAGACGTTCCACAAGGTCGTGAGCGGCGGCCGTACTTGGGTCCTCTCATTCCGCGGACCGTGGGCTCGGTACTGGCAAGAGTACCTGCCCGCCGAACTCCGCTTCGTGAGGCTTGCGGTCGGCCGCCAGGAGGTTGCATGAGCGAGCAGGGCATCAACCCCAAGGACTTGTTCGGCCTCAAGAAGCCGCCGCTCGATCTTGTTCCGCCAGCGGCATTGCTTTACCTGAGCCGGGTCATGGCGCTCGGAGCCGCCAAGTACGGAAAGTACAACTGGCGTGAGAAGAAGGTGCGCTGGTCGATCTACGCTGCCGCAGCCATGCGCCACATACTCGCCGCGCATGACGGTGAGGAGCTAGACCCGGAGAGCGGGCAGCCACATGTCGCGCACGCTGCGGCTTGCATGGCGATCCTGCTCGACGCGAAGGCGACGGGCAACCTCGTGGATGACCGGCCGACGCCAGGCGCCGCCGCGCGGCTGATCGTGGAGCTGACGCAGCAGGACCCCCCGCCCCCCACCACCCACGCCCCGACGCGGGCAGAGCTAGACGACATCTTCCGCCCGCTGGAGGAGAGCAGCGAGACACGGACCGTCATCGGATCGCGGACGGGCGGTGCGCGATGAAGTACGTCATCTTCGACACCGAGACCGGCGGCCTCGACCCGGCGACGGACGCGCTCATCTCGCTGGGCGCCTGCGTGTGGGACAGCGAGAAGGGGCGCCTCCCCGAGCCCGAGTTCCACAGCCTAGTGAACGACCATCCGGGCCGGCTCGACCCTGGTGCCCTCAAGGTCAACGGCTTCACCGAGGCGCACATCCGGGAGAGCGGCCTCGGGCCGGCGCTCGTCTGGCAGGAGTTCGTCCGCTTCTGCCAGGGCGTCTTCGGCCGCGACCAAGTGCTCCTCGGAGGGCACAACACCGGCTTTGACGTCGGTTACCTCAAGCGGCTCGCCCGCATCACCGGGAACGCGGCCCGGTACGAGGCGATCTTCTCGCACAGGACGGTCTGCACCATGAACACCGTCCGCTACCTCTGTCTCGCCGGCCGGCTACGCGCCGGGATGGGCGGGCTTCTCCAGGTGGTCGAGGAGCTGGGGATCGAGAAGCAGGCCGCGCACCACGCGCTCGGCGACGCGCGCATGGCGGCCGACCTGCTCACCAGGCTGGTTGACCTGGTGAAGATGCCGGAGGCGGCATGAAGCACCACGAGGTAGGAAAATTCACCGCATACTATCTTCGCGAGTACCTCCGGAAGCTCCTCCGAAAACTCGATGAGCTCGATGGGGAGGACTTTTTCGGGACCGAGGGCTGGCGGCGCCGCCTGATGGAGGAGGACGAATGAGCATCGAGCTGGAGCTGTTCGGCCTCGTGTTCGAGGTTCGGCTCGTTTGGCTGAGCCCGTGGCGCGGCTATTCGTCGTCGCGCATCGGGCGGCTCGGCCCGCTGGCTCTCTACAAGTGGAGGTCGTCGTGAGCAAGGGTTGGATCGGCGTGGACCTGGATGGGACGCTCGCGCACTACGAGTACGGGCAGTCCTGGGACGCGACGGCCATCGGTGCCCCCATCGGCCCGATGGTCGAGCGGGTGCGGCGGTGGGTCTGGGAGTACGGGCACGACGTCCGCATCTTCACGGCGCGCGTCTCCAACCTCGGGGGTGACCGGGACTACGAGGCGGTCGTCGGCGCGATCCAAGACTGGTGCCGTCTGCACATCGGCAAGGCGCTGCCCATCACGAACGTCAAGGACTTCCACATGATCGAGCTGTGGGACGACCGCTGCGTGCAGGTCGTCGTCAACACGGGCGCGCCGGCCGGCCGCTCGACGCGGGGGCTCGAGTGAACGATCCGATCTCACCGTGGGTCTTCCGCGTCATGATCGGCGGGTTGATACTTCTCGCCTGGATGACACGATGAAGGGCAACCTCATCTTTCTGGTCGGCGCTACCCTGGAGGTCATCGCCCTGCAGTTGGGCGTGGATTCCTGGGCTGTTGCCCTCTCGCTCATAGCGTACGGCGTCGTGCTCGTGGGCACGGGGTATCTGTCGTGACCGCGTGGGTGCGGGCATGGGGTGAACGGCCGTTCGGCTTGCGCGGCTGGGGCCACTGGCTCTTCGTCTCTGTCCTTACTCGTCCATTGCGGTGCCCGATCTGCCTCGGGTGGGCGCTCCGCAAACGTACCTGCCCGTGCTGCGGAGACCGGATGGGGCGGTGCTGTCTATGAGCTGGACGTTCGACGCGCCGACCGGGACGTACAAGAATGCTCGCCTCTCGGATATCATCCACCACGAGATGCTGCGTCAAGACGCGGAGGCTCAGCGCGCGTTCCAAGCCAGCTCGCGCACCTACCACTACGCCCACGGGCATCGTGGCATGTCGGGCATGACGTGCCGCGACTGTAATCCGCCGATCCCGCTGTGGCGCCGGCTGCGCGCGCGAATCGATTGGTGGTGGTACAAGCACCGGCCGCAGTTCCACCTCGGGCCGTGCCCCGCAGAGGACGAGTAGCTTGCGACCCTGACTGCCATCGGGCACTGTAGTACCTGAAAGGACGCACATGCGACCCATCATCCTCGTTGGCCTGCTGCTCTCCCTGGCGGCCCCCGCCGGCTCCAGCACCCAGCTCGCCGGGCCGACCGGCTTCTGCACGTTCACCTCGCGCGCCGAGCTGCGGCGCACGACTGGCATCGCCGGCCGCTCCATGGTGACCTGCCGCTACCCCGGCCCGGACGTGACCGGGGATGGCGTGCTCGAGGTCATCGAGATGGTCGCGCTCGTCAAGCGCAGCGGCGCCGTGGACTGCGCGCGGAGCACCATCGCAGTCCTGGACGTGACCCTAGAGCGGCGCCAGGCCGTCGCCGTCACGCCCGCCTGCCCCTAGCCTAGCGCCTTCCCCAGCTTCTCGGCGGCGTCGCGCAGGTTGCGCCCGTCCACGATCCGATAGCGGTCGAAGATCGAGGGCGTCTTGTGGCCCAGGAGCTGCATCGCGACCTGCTTGTCCACGCCCGCCTCGATCAGGTTCCGCGCCGCCGTCCGCCGGAAGTCATGGAGGAAGCGGCCCGGGACGCCGGCCGCCCGGCACACGCGATTCCACACGGCGTAGATGCTGCGGATCGGCACGCCGTCCCGGTGGAAGACGTACTCCCCCCTCCTCCCCGCCGCCTGCCCCTCGAGCAGCGCCCTGAGCTGCGGAAACATCGGCCAGACCCGCCCCTCGCCCGTCTTCGTCGTGCCGGCGAGCAGCGTGACCTCGCCGCGGTCGAAGTCCACCTGGCTCCAGCGGAGGGTGAACGCCTCGCGTTTCCGCCAGCCCGTAAAGTGCAAGAATTGCACGACCGCGGCGACGGGCGGCGGCAGCCGGGCGAGCACTGCGTCAAGCTGGGCGCGCTCGAAGAAGCCCGCCCGGGGCGACCGCTCTTGGAGCTTGCGCCAGCGCAGCGCCGGCCAGGCGACCCCGGCTAGCGTGCAGGCGCGCCGCAGGAGGGCCACTTCCCGGTTGACGGAAGCTGCGGATGCTCCCTCCCCCCGCCTCTCCCCGGCGTAACGGAGCAGGTCCGCGATCGTCAGGCGGGTGAGCTCGAGGTCGCTGGGCAGCCGCCGTAGCAGATGCTTTCTGATCCGGCGCTCAGCGTCGGCGCGGCTGTGCCTTCCGTTCGCTGTGTAGTCGTCCAGGACAAGGCTAAGGCCCTCGCCGATCGTCGCCGACTGGGGTTGTGGCCCCTTCCAGTTCTGCCGTTGCCCGTCGTGCCCGGTGTACTCGTTCATGGGGGTCCTCCCACCACGAGGATACGCCAGCATGCCAGCAGTGGCAAGCACAGGCCTTCAAAACCGGTTCGGGTCCCCCGTGGACCTGGGAGGGTTCGACTCCCTCCCTTCTCCGCCACCTATACCGGTGCGGGGCCCGACGTCAAGGGCGGTCGACGGTCCCCACCTACCGTCGGGATTCCCGCCAGGCATCCTGCCCGGCGCTCACATCCGGACGACCTAGCGGCGCTTGTTCGCGCCCACGACCTTCTCGTAGCTTCGCATCCCGCCGATCCCGAGCATTCCCAGGAGGACGGGGAGGACGCTCGCTGTGTCGAGCGCGGGCAGCTCGACGGGGTGCCCGGCGGCGGCGAGCGCGAAGGCAAGGAGAGGCTGGCAGACGAACGACCAGGCGAAGCTTGCGCCGCAAGTCCAGCCGACGAAGGGGCGCCAGGCGGAGACGAAGAGGTGCTCGCTCTTGGCTTCCTCGGCATTCACGGCGAGCTGGCCCTGGAGGAGCGCGATGTCGCCCTGGAGCATTGCCTGCTCGAGCTGCGCCTGGATGCGTTCGCGCTCCGTCTTGTCCGGGAACGCGCGCTTGAGGGCGGTGTCGAGGAAGGTGAAGACGGGCCCGATGGCGGCGGCGATCATCATTTTCTCCCGTTGTGCTCGAGCGAGTAGTGGTTGCCGTCACGGAAGCGCCCGCCCCAGCGGCACAGTGCGTGCTGCGCCTCCCACCACTCTCCGAGCGCCTGGTGATCTTCGGTACGCGAGAGATACTCGCCGCCCTTGAAGAGGTTGAGGTCGATGGCGAGCCGCTCGATGTGCAGACTGTTCGCGATCCCGCGCCCCTGCTCTTGCATGGCGCGCGCCGTGGTGGTTGAACGCCACGCCTCTCCGAGCGTTACCCCGAAGCCCAGCTCGTGGGCTTTGTCGAGCAGGCGCGCTAGCAGTTGCGCGAAGAGCCGCTGCTTCTCTCCGACAGTCATTGTGCGATCCTCTCGAGCCGCTGCTCGATGTTATGAAACTGGAGGCGATCCTGCTCCGTGTGCGCAGCGAGCTGCGTCGCTTGGACGGCGACCGTCGTGCTCATAGCGGCGACGCACTTGTTCGTGTCGTCGAGCTTCGCCGAGAGGGCATCGAGGCGCCTGATGACTACGCCCAGCGCGTACCGCCCTGCCCCGGCCGTTCCGGCTAGCGTCACCAGGGCAATGAGCAGCGGCCAGAACCTCAGCACCGTGTCCATCGTCACGCTCCTGCGTACTGCTCGTAGCGGGCCGCGACGGCGCGGCCGTAGTTCTCCGTCTTCGGGCCGTGGATGCGCGTGTTGGGGCCGCCGTGGTAGAAGCGCGCCGCCGTCTCCAGGTCGCCATGCTCCGCGAGTAGGCTCTTGTAGAGGACGGAGCCGGCGACGAGGTTGTCCACCTGGTTGCCGATGTCGGCTTTCCGCCCAAGGATCGCCTCGACTTGGGGGCGCAGCTCCTCGAACGTCGAGGGCAGGAGCTGCATGTAGCCCCGCGCTCTCTGACCGCCAGAGTGAGGTGTTTTCGGACCGATCGCCTCAGGGTCGCCGCCGCTTTCCTGCTCGACGACGGCGCGCACGACGGCCGGGTCGATGCCGACGACGGTCGCGACGTCTCCGATCATGTCGGTGGACGCGGCGGGCCCGGGCGCGGGGGTCGGCGGGGCAGCCTGCGCTGGCTTGCTGGCTCCCTCGGGGGACTTGTCTACGAACCGCTGGATGATGGCGGGCACGTCTACGCCGCGCTCCTCCAGGAGTCGGCGCTGGTCGGCGGTGATCTTGTCGCTCGCGACGACGGCGGCCCACAGGCTCGGGTTCGTCGCCTTGAGGTGGTCCTTCGCGAGCGCCCGCGCGTTCTTGAAGAGCCCCTTGAGCGCCAGCGTCTGCTCGGCCGGGGAGAGCCGCGCGTACGCATCAGTGCCGACGACCTTCGGGCCGATGGCGGCGACGATCTTGCCGACGCGCCGGTACAGCTCGCGGTCGGCCTTCGGAATGCCTGTTTTCGGGGCGACGTCGCCCTGCTTGAGGTCGAGCCGGTTCAGCTCCTTCTCGACCGCGTTTGTCGTGCGGACGTTCAGCCCGAGGAAGCCCGACACGAACGGTGCCTCGGACTTGATCGGCGCGCCCGTCGTGAGAGAGATGCGGGGCGGGAGCTGCTCGCCCACGATGGGCAGGCGCGACTGCCCCGGTCCGAAGAGCGGCGACTCGCGCGTGTCGCGTAGAACGCCCGCCTCCTCGCGGCCGGCGAGCGTGAGCGCGTCCTTGATGTTGGCGGCCGGCGTCGCGAAGCCGCCGATCCAGTCCCCGACGAGCGCCTCGATCTTCGCCTGGGTCTTCTGGTCACCCAGGTCGCCCTTCATCCACGCGAGCATCGTGGCGGCCGTGCCCGCCAGGCGGTTCATCGAGAGCATGCCCTCGAGCCAATCCGTGCCCTCGTACCCGATGCGCCCCGTCTCCAGCTTCCGGCGGATCGCCTCGGCCGTGAAGAGGTAGGCGGCGAACGGGCCGGCGAAGCCGCGCATGTCGTACCGCTTGTCCCCGGCCTTCACCTCGTACCACTTCTCCCCGGCGTTCTCGGAGAAGCGGAGCGCGAGGGCGCCGCCCAGGAGCATCGTCCCGGTCGCGGCCTCCGCGAACACCTGGCGCGAGTTCTGGCGCCCGGCCTGGGTCGCGAGCCGCACGAGCCCGAGCGGGTTGCGCTTGGCGACGAAGACGGCCGCATTCGCCATGTACCGAGGGAACGGAGCGATGGAGGTGAGGAGGAGCTTCGGGATGCCGGTCATCGCGGTGTTGATCCCGCCCGGGCGCTGCGCGGCGAACGTGACCTCGAGCGCCCTCTCGACGGCCGTGTCGAGGATGCCCAGCTCGTCGAGCTTCGCCGAGTCGTTCATCAGCTCGGGCCCGAGCCCGCGCTTCCGGAGTTCCTGGCGCACGGTCGCGTTGAACTTCGCATGGCGGAAGAACATCTCCTGCCAACGGTTGACGGCGGTCGTCCACTCCGTCAGCCGGCCGATCGTCGCCCGCAGCACGGGCACGTCGTCGAGCAGCTCGGGCGCGCTGTACTCGAACTTCCCGAGTGAGCCACGCAGGTCGGAGCGCACCTTGAGCAGGCGCTCGACCTCGGCCGTTGAATCGATGCGGCTCGTCGCGCGAACGAGCGACTCCAGGTGGTCGCGCATCCCCCGGACCCCGCCCGTCAACCCCGCCTCGAGCAGGTCCACGCCCGCCGTCGCACCTTGTGTGATCGCGTTGCGCACGCCGGTACGCACCTGCGTGATGAGCAGGGCGCGGCGCGTGTCGTTCAGCTTGTCGAGGAAGTCGAAGACGCGGTTGGTCTTGTTCGCCTTCCGCAGGAGCCCGACCGCCTCCTCCATGCCGGGCCGCTTCGCGAGCTGCTGTGCGAGGTCCGAGTACACCTGGAGGATACGGCCCGACCGGGACACGGAGGGCGTCAGGTAGTCGCGGATGTACTCCGTCATCGAGAGGCCGCGCGCCTCGATGTCGTCGATCAGCCCGGCGGCGTCGAGCGTACCCTCCCGCGCGCGCTGCTCGAGGACCTCGCTCACCTGGAGGTAGAGCCGCTTGTTCGCCTTCGCCGCGTCGGTGGACGCGAGCAGCTCGGCCGCCTGCTGGCCCTCGGCCTTGACGGCGCCGACCAGCTCTTTCGCCCCGCGCGAGGTGGCGCCCTCGGTGACAACTCCCGAGGATTCTACGGCGGTTGGGCGTATGTGGCCCGTGTCGTCGAAGAGCCCGAGCTGCACAGCCTCCTCGGGCTCCGCGCCGCGCGCGAGGCCGTCGGCGCGAGCGGCCTCCGCCAGGGGCTTCGGGCCGACCTCCTCGGCCGTCTCGACCGCGGTCTCAGCCGCCGGCCGCGCGCCCCGCGCCGCCACCGCGCCCCCCGCCCCACCCAGCACGAACCCGGCGCCAGCCCCTACCGCCGTCTCGCTCAGGCTCGCCAGCTCTCCCCGCTCGGCCAGGGACCGCGCCTGGACGCCCACGCCCTCGACGGCGGCGAGCTTCCCGCCCTCCTTGAGGGCCGTCCTCACCAGGCCCGCGCCCTTGGCGACCTTCCCGAGGGGGACCGCCGAGAGCCCGGCCTCGACGGCGATGGCCGCCGGGGCCAGCGCCTCGCGCTCGCCCAGCGCGACCTCGACCCCCTGTGCCGCCGCCTCGCCCGCCCCGCCGATCACCGCGGCGGCTGGCGTCGTGACCGGGCTGGGGACGGCGCCGACCACGCTCGCCACGACCCCGGCGCCGGCCCGGATCGCCAGGGGGGCGGCCTTCTTGGCGCGCGCTCCGACCGCCCGCCAGTCCTCGGGGGTGAGGGTGCTCTCCCCAGACCGGCCGAAGGCAGCGAGGCCCGTGGGGGCGGCGGGAGCCGGGCGCGGGGGCACCTCGCCGGCCGCGCGCAGCGTGTCCAGGTCGGCCTGCATCTCGGGCGGAAGCTCGCCCGCCCCCTCGACGAGGAGGAGGTCCTCGAGCCGGCCCATCTACGGCAGCCCGAGCCTCTTCTTGGCCGCTGAGACGTCGCCGCCAGCCGCCGAGGGAGCCGCCGCTCCACTCAGCTCTGCATCGATTTCTGGGATGCCAGTCAGGCCCTTCGGCTGGTCGCCCTTTTCGATGACCTGCTCCTGCCGCCGCACGCGTAGCTCGAGGCCCCGCCGGCGGAGGCGGCGCGTCTTCCGCTCCTCCCGTGCCTTGGCCCGTTGCCGCGAGAGGTCGAGCACGAGCTTCTGGCCGTGCTTCCGATTCAGCTTCGCCTGCTGGAGGCTGCTCAGGAGCGCCGCCGCCTTCGTGCCGTCGCCGATGATCTCCTCGGCGCGAGCGAGGAAGTCCTCGGGCTTGTCGTTCGCGAGCTGGAGCATCTCGGGGCTGTAGAGGTTCTCGGTCGCGAACGCCTCGGGGTCCGCCATCACCTGGATGGCGAACTTGTCCGACGAGAAGCCTAGCCTCTCGAAGGCCGACTTGAGGAACGCCTTGCGATGCTGCTTCGGGATGTTCTTCACATCCCGCATCGTCTTCACCACGCTGTCCACGCGGAGACGGTTCTCCTGGTCCTGCTGCTGCGCCGCCTCCAGCTCGCGCGCGTACGCAGTATCATAGGTCTTACGCACCCGCTGGCGCACTTCCTCGGCGCCCTGGCCGCCGTACGCCGCCGACATGAGGAAGTCGCGGCCGAAGTCGCGCTTCTCGTAGCCCCGCCCGCCGAGGACGTCGCCATAGCGATCCGCCAGCTCGTCGCCCAGGAGCTGCTTCGCGACGGTCATCGTGTCGGATTGGCGGATGTCCTGCGGCACGATGTCGCCGGGGTCCTCTGCGTCGAGCGCCGGCCCGAAGTCGGATTCGTCTGCCATGGCCTTTCCTTTCTCTACTTCAGCCCGCCGCCGGAGAAGGCGGCGCCGAATGTCTCGAGCACGATGCCGCCCGCGACGAGGCCCTTGCTGTCTTTCGGGATGAGTGTTGCCCTGCCCTGCTTCTTTCGCTGCTCAAGCAGAAGTTCCTCCTGCTTGACGCGGGACTCGGCCACGTCGCCGAGCGCGAGCCCGCGCTTGGCCGCAGAGTCGGCCGGGAAGCTGAGCTGCTGGAGGCGCTCGCCCGTGAGGGTCGAGATCGCCCCCGCGCGGCTCTCGGTCATGGCCGAGAAGTCCTTGATGGTCCCCCGGTTGTACTGCGCGAACGCTTCCGCCTTCTCGCGGTCGAAGTTCGCGAGCGCCTCTATGCCGGAGCTGGCCGTCTCGTAGTCCGTGCCGAGGGTCCGGCGCAGCCGCTCGCGGAGCGTCCGCTCGCGCTCCTCGTACTCGCGCTTTAGGGTCGGGTCGAGCGGGTCCTCCCCGATGAGCGCGCGCCGGAGCGTCTCGTTCTCCAGGTCGAAGGCGGTGCGGAACGAGCCGCCCTCGGAGCCGGTCGGGTCAGGAGGGGTCGCGCGCTTCTCGATCCCGATGACCCGGAGCGGCGCGGCCGACAGGTCGCCCAGCTCAGCCTCCGCGACTCGAAGCGCTCGCTGGAGCTTCTTGCGCCCGATGATCTTGCCCTTCCCCTTCCCCATCTTCGCCGTCAACCGCGCACGAATCTCGTCCCGCTTCCGCGTCGCTATCGCGAGCGCCTCGGAGCGGTCCTCCATGATGGGCTCATAACCCAACGTGCGGTACAGCTCGGGACTGATGAGGGCACCCTGCTTGACCGCCTCCTCGACGGCGGTCCGTTCCTCGTTGAGGATGTCCTCGGTTCCGCGCTGAAAAAGGCGCTCGAAGAGTTGCGAGTTACGGTAGAGGTCAGGATCGAAGGTCTTGTTGCCCTTCTTCCCCTTCCCCAGGTACTGCATGGCGGTTCCGGCACCCTCGATGAGAGCGCCACCTCCCTTGACTGCGGCTGCTGCTCCGGCCATTAGGCGGCCTCCTTCGGCTTCCGCAGCGGCGTGCTGAGCAGCCGCAAGAAGCGTGTGTAGCCCTCGTCATCGCGCCCGATCTCCTCGGCCAGGCCATTGCGCGCGATGTTGAGGAGCGCCGTCTCCGTGTGGTGGACGGCGAAGGTGTAGAACTTGAGCCCGGCCTCGCGCGCCCACCGCTCGAAGTGCTCGAGCAGGCGCATGAAGACGAGGAACGGGCGGTGCGTGTCTTCTGGTGCCGGCGGCGGCAGGACGACGGCGATGCTCAGGAATGCGCCGGCCCATACGACGAGCGCGCCGATGACTGCGCCATCTTCCTCCGCGACCCAGAGCTTGCGCGGGGGCTCGTCGCCCAGCCGCCAGCGGTGCTGGATGAGGTACTCGACGACGGCGGGCTCGGCTTCCGTGACCTGGCGGTATGTTCTCGTGCTCACCGACGGCCTCAATTGCTGATCTGGTAGTACTTCTTCCACTTCATGTTGCGGGCGGTTCCGGCGCTGAGGTTGTGAATCTTCCACTGCCCCGACATCCCGATGGTCGCCGTGGGCAAGAAGTCCGACGACGTATGGGTCGAGACGAGCACGCCATTGATGTAGTACTTCACGTTGGCGGCATCCCGCCCGTCAATGCGGAAGACGTAGATCGTGTCCAGCGCGATCGGCACTCCTGTGTCCTTCACCGTCTCGTTGCCGCCCACCCCATCGCTCGCTCGGCTCTTCGTCTTGAAGGTTGTATCGCCCGCGCTCGTGGAGTACCGAAAGAGCAGGCTGTCGATGCTGCCCGGGTCCGCATCGCCTACCGAAGCGGAGAGGACCACACTGCGCGCCCCCACCAGTATCCGAACGTCCGTCACGTCCGTAGCGGCTGGGCCGGTCTTCATCAGGAAGAAGAGGTCCGTCTGCGTGTCGAGACGAAGGTCTGTATGGGAGCCGAAGTTGTGTCCCGCGATCGCGTCAAGCGCAGTGCCCGTGGCGTAGTTGATCCACGAGCCGTCCGTATCCGTCACAAGTGTCGGTGCGCCGGAGACGGTCGGGGCCGGCAGTCCGACCGAGCCTTGTCCGAGGATCACGGACGTGCTCGCGGCGCCACCGCCCTGTCGGTAGCCTACCCGCTTCTGGGCGAGGGCATCGAGTTCAGTCTCGATGATCGTCACGATGCTTGACCGGGACTGCGTGGCGCTAGCCGCCAGCTTGTGCCCATGTAGTAGTCGGTCCATCAGCGGCTCTGGTCGTTGTTCCCGGGCTGGAAGTAGACGAGCGCCGCGAGCACCTTGAAGTCCTCGTCCAGGACGCTGTTCGTCACCTTCACGCTGATCGTGTGCCCGTCCCCGACGCGCAAGAGCCGGCGCTGCCGCTGGCGCGTGGCGTCGTATGTGAGCGTCTCCCGGAGCACGCCGTCCACGTAGACCTCGACGGTGAGCGTGCCGGCACTGACCGGCGCCAGCACCAACTCCAGGTGCTCATATAGCTTGCGTCTGAACTCGAGTGACGGCTCGAGGTGCGCGAAGTTCAGGTGCGGCGTCTGGACGGCGCCCGTGTACGCGAGCCCTTCCTTGTTACGCGCCGTACGCTCGAGGAGCTTGACAAAGACGCCCTCCCCGATCACCGGCTTCCAGATGCCATCCGTGTCTCGCTTGAGCGCAAGCGCGTCGGGCGTGTCTCGGAAGCTGTAGCCGAACTTCGGCGGCTCCTCGTCCCCGACGCCGCTAAAATCCCACTTGAGCATGAGGTTGTTCACCGTCGAGCCGACGGCCGGAACGGAGAAGAGCGCGACCTTCTTGTCGGGATACCAGACCGAGAGCGTCTGACCGAGGCGCCCCAGGTTCAGATTGTCGCGCAGCCACTTGTTGAGCCCCAGCCTCCAGGAGATGTCCGACGCGCGCACGCCGCCGAGGGTGTCCACCGCCGACAGAAGGTGGAAGGCGCCAGTCGCGGACATGAAGATCACGTCGTCGTCCATCGGGCAGACGGCGTAGGGCGACGGCGCGCAGCCGACCGCCTGGCTCTTCGTGCGCTCGATCCAGTTGAGCGGATCGAGGTCGGAGTCGTCGATGTAAAAGATGCCGACCGGGTACTTCCAACACCAGAGGACGCCCTGGAACGAGGCGAGTCCCCACAGCTCGTCCCCGATGTCCGAGCGCACTCTGCGCGTCGTGCCGTTCGTCGTTCCGAAGTCGGTATGGTTCGTTGGGCTGCTCAGGTAGAGGCGGTGTGGGTCTTTCCCCCGTGGAACGATGAGGACGACCCGGTCCCGGTGTACGACGCCATTCGCCGGCCTGGCGCCCGCGTTGGTCGCGGTGCTGTCCCAGTCCGGGTTCTCCGTCGTGAAGTTCGTCGTGGTCGCGCCGTCGTCGGAGAGCAGCTGCGGCCGGTCGGACCCGTTGATGTAAAGCACCTTACGGATGAGGTTCCCGTCTTCCTTGCCGGCGACGATGAACTTCCCGGGACGCGCGGTCTTCGAGAGGCCGGCCTTGAGCGTTACGGCGTCGAGGTCGCCAGAGCGCTCCTTGAAGATGTTGCCGCCCGTCGTGGCCGTCAGCAGCCGCGAACCCCGCACCACTACGTAGTCCTGAGCGGTGAAGCTGGTCACCCAGGGCTCCGTAGTCGTGAGCGAGGTATCGCTCGCGACGGCCAGCACGGTGCGGCGCTCGATGTTCGAACCGTCGTAGACGATGAGCTGGTCACCCGGGAAGATGCGCTGCGCCTCGGTGCCGCTGGTCCAGAGGGTGCCGCCCGTGCCCGTGACCGTCGAGCTGCCCTGCGTCGTCGTCGCCTTGAACGTACCGCCGCTCGCGATCCGGAGGCCGGAGTACCAGTCATGGATGGCGATGATGATGGGCGACGACGTGTCCACGCGGAAATGGAGGGCACAGTCTGTCGGAAAGTCACCACTGGCCGAGCTGGTTTCGATCGCTTCGGTCCAGCCCCCGCCCGGGGTGAACGTCGCGGTGCCAGTCTGGAGAGCCCCGAGCGAGGCGACGAGCAGCAGCGGCACCGTGGTAGAGGACGCCAGGGGACCGACCGTTATGGCGGTATCCACGGCCCGGGTCCTGGTCGCCGTATTCTCGACAGCCTCGGTCAGGTTCGAGAAGCCCGCGATCGCAACCGTACAGTCCGGGGCTCCCGCGAAGTCGAGGTCGATTGTGTCGCTCGCGATGAGCGCTGTCGTCAGCTTCGAGGCGTACAGCGCCGTGTGGCAAAAGATCGTGGTGACATCGGCGATCTTCGTGTAGGTGTTGCCCTTCGAGTCCGTGACAAGGGTCGTGCCCGGCGACGCACCGAAGTCCGTCAGGTTGAAGCACACCATGACGGTGTCGCCGACCGACCAGCCGGCGGCGGGCACGCTGGTGCTCAGGCCGCCGACGTTCGCGCCCGCGTTCGCTGCGGCCGTTCCGACCTGGGCCGGCGTGCCCGCGCCGTTGCCCGGGAACGACGCCAGTACGAACGCTCCGATGCAGGCAGTCGACGTGGAGCCCCCGGAGTAGCCCGCCGCGACTGCCACGCCGTTCGGGTCGAAGTTCGAGATTCCAGCCTCCTTGCGGACGTGCCTATCCTCGAACGTCACACCTTTCGCGTCGAGCAGCTCGAAGGGCGACTGGAGGAGACGGTTCTCCCACGCGACTTGCCCTGCCCGCCCGAGCGGGAGGATCGCGATGAGACCGTCGTAGACTTCGGGAGGCGTGCCGGCCATCAGACGAGGTACAGCTCCCCTAGGCTCTGCGGAGCGCGCTGGGGGATGATGAACGGCCGGCGCACCTTGAACGCGCCGAAGTGCGCGGAGCCGCCGCCGATGGCCTTCCGGTGCTCCTGCACTAGGCGGGCGACCAGCTCCCGGTACTCGCTCGCCAGGTTCTGGGCCCGCCCGTCACCCTTGTCGAAGCAGATCAGCATGGCCGCGCCGACCGACAGCACCATCCGGTGGTGCTCGGGCAGGACGACCTCGCCGCCCTCTACGAGGTCGGTCGGCATGCCGACGTACTCGTACTCGATGCGGTAGGCGCGCGCGTCGTAGGTGTTGAACGCGACGCGACGGTTGCCGACCCGGAAAGCGCGCGTCGGGCGGCCCTGGATGAGCCGGGAGAGCGGCCACTCCATGTTCCGCTGCCCGATGGTGCTCACGTCCATCGGCGTCCCGAAGATGCTGTGGGTGTAGGGCGGCGTGGCGAAGCGGAGGAAGTCGAACGCCAGGTCATACTCGAGCTGCACGATGTCGAGGGTCGGGGCGTCGATAGCGTCGTCCGGGTAGGGGGCATCGAAGTTGATGACCGTGCCCGCCGACGCCAGGCTCTGCACGCGCAGGACGGTCGGTCGCTGCTGGACGACGACGTAGTGGCCGGTGACGTCCGTCGTGATCGCGCTCGTGACCGTGACCGAGCTGGCACCAGGGCTGAGCGTGCCGCTGCCCGTGCGCTGCGTGCGGGCGAGGGTGTTGAACACCCCCCGCCGCCTCGCCCACCACCAGTCGGTGCAGGGAAGGTCCACGAGGTGGGCGTAGATGCCGGCGCTCGTCGCTAGGTCCCGGCCGACCGCGACGGTCCCGCCCAGCATGAGCTGCTGCTGGACGCGGTTCAGGTACTCGAGGCTCTTGGTCCAGAACGAGCCTGTGACGTCGGTCGGCGGCTCGCCGGAACGGAAGAGTGTGTCCTGACGCAGGTCAGCTACGGTGCGGAGTACGGACATTCAACCTCCAAGTCGTCGATCGGCGACATTCCGAAATGTCGCCGTTCGACGACAGGGGCTACTGGAGTCGGAACCAGCGAACGGCGCACGTCCCGGCGACGCTCCCGAGGAGGCCGACGTCCGCCGCCGTCATGAGGACGGTGGGCTCCTTCCCGTTGACGACGATGCCCGTGTCACCAGTGATGCCCTTGAGTGTCAGGGTGCCGGCGTACGAGGGGTCCGGAAAAATGGCGACGCCGTCCGCGCCGGCCGGACGGGTCAGGGTCTGGAACGCGCCAGTGATGGCCACGCTCTCCGACGGGCGCGGACCCTGCTTGATGACTTCGACGATACGGAATACGCCAGAGGGCTTTGCCATGGTGGGCCTCCTATGCTGCTTTCTTGGGACGCCCGCGCTTCCGGGCAGGCTTCGGGGCCGGGTCGGCAGGCGTCTCGGACTCCTGCATAGCCTCGGCCAGGTTCATCTCACGCGGGGTCGGGGGCGCGGCGGCCTTCGGGGGCTTCGCCGCCTCGCGGAGGTAGGCCGGCACCCGCGTGAGCGGAATCGGTCGGCCATCGCAATCGACGAACTTCCCCGTCTCGGTGAGGCAGATCACGGGATGGTAGTCGGGATTCGGCACCTTCTGCGTCCTGCTGTCCACGCCGGTGTAGATGAAGGGCGAGGACGACCAGCTCAGGACGACCTTCACGGGGTCGTTCTCCCGGAGCTTCTCCTGCTGCGCATTGAACATTGGTCAGTCTCCTTTCGGGCGCGCTTGCGCGGGTCCTTTCGAGCGGAGGGGGCCGCCAGGTGCTGTCCTGGCGACCCCCAGCCGGGTGTTACGCGATGACGAGGGTCTCGCCGGCAACGGCGACGGCGCCGGTGCCCTGCTTCCGCACCTTGAGGAACGGCACGATGACCGACGCAGCGGTGAATGCAGTCGTCGCGTTGAGCTGCACGGCGATGAACTGCTTTCCGGACGACGGGTTGATCTGAGCGTTCGTGTTACCGGACGCGCCGGGACCGAAGGCGACGTTGGTGATCTTGTCCACCTTCACGTCACAGCGCCGAGCGCCGATGCCTCCCTGGTCCATCGCTGCCGTGCTGGTGAGCACGCAGAGATCGGTGTAGGTGGCCCCGCCAGCCGTGGTATCCACGGCCTGGAGCTTGAGGACGCCGGCCGCGAGGTCGGCGCCGTCCGCGACGTAGAAGCCGAACTCTACGACGGTGAACGTCTCCGTGAGAGGCACCCGGAGGACCACGCCGGTAGCGGCCGTGGCGGGGGCGCCGAGGATGAGAAGCTCGGGAGTATTTGCATCCATGTGAGTTTTCCTTTCTCCCCAGCCTTACGCCGAGGTGACGTGGACCACGCGGCTCACACCGCGTGAGGTCGCCTGGGTCGTCGGTCCCGTGTAGATCAGACCCATGCCGAAGAGGGCGTACCAGCAGATAGACTTGAAGCGACCGAAGTTGCTGGGCAGAGCCGCGCGAAGATGCGGCGTCTCGACCTCGAGCATGAGCACGGCGTCGCGACCGAACACGACACCAGGACCGAAGCTGTTGCTGCCGACGTTCGGGAGAGCGCCAGCCGAGGCGTGGTTCGTCTCGATGATCTTGAGCCGCTCGATCACCCCAACCATGCCCTTTGCCTTGGCGCCAGCGTTGTTCATCTGATTCCAGGCGATGAACTGAGAATCCCGCCGGATGGTGGTGACGGTCTTCGCCCGAAAGATGGCGACGTACTGGTCACCGTCCGCGTACGGGACGCGAAGATCGTCGTACATGTTCTGGCTGATGTCCTCGATGTGGAAGTAGGACAGGTCAGCCACGGCCGTGCCCGAAGGCGTGCCGTTGTACGTGATGACCCCCGTGGTGGCGGCGGTCGGCACGTACTTCACGTTCGTGCTCTTGAACTGCGTGAGTCCGACGGAGTCGAGCACGAGCCTCTTCTGCTCCATCAGGGTGCGCTGCACTGCGTTCTCGATGTTGTACTTCGAGAGCAGCTCGAGCTTGCCCGTGTAGGGCACGGCCACGCCGTACTCCTTCACGGTGATCGCGCTGGTCGAGAGCGAGAACTGCACCTCGGGAATCGGGAGCAGCTCGCTCAGCTCGGCATTGGCGGGCTCGGCGATGTGGGTGAAGCGGGTCAGGTTGAACGTGTCGCCCTTGTTCTTCCCGAACGACTGCTCCACATCGACGTGAGCCATGACGACGCTGTTCTCGAGCGCCGTCTCGTACAGCTCACTGGAGAGCTGGAAATTCTTGAACGTCCCGGTAGGGGCGTCGAAGTCCCACGAATAGGCCATGGGGGGTTGGGTTCCTTTCTGTGCGGGCCAGCGTCAGCTTGCTGGCTCGCTGGGCGTTCTACCGCCCTCCTCGAAGCGCGGCCCGCTTTTTCGCGGACCATCCGGCCGCCGTCACCGGCTCGAACTTCGGCTCGGGCTTTCCCTTGCCAGCCGGTGCAGGCGTGCCGCCACCTTCGAGGCGAGGCGGTCGGTTGATGGTGGGGGCGGTGATATCTTTGCCGTCCTGCGTGATGGAGACGACTGCTTCGTCAGCCAGCTCAGCAAGACGCTCGTGCTGCTCGCCCTCGTCCGTGTAGCCGTTGATCTCTTTCACGTTCTCTCGGTACACGTCGAAGACGATCTTGCGGAGACGCGGCTTGTTGAGGTGCGGGTGGACGCGGTAAAACCGCTCGGCCCACAGCTTCTCAGCCGTCTCCTTCTCGGATGTGGTGCGCTGCTCGCGCTGATCCGTCTCGTACCGCGTTTCCAGGGTCGCTCGCTGCTCCTCGATCTTGGCCTCGTGGTAGGCGAGCATCTGGCGGTGGTACTCGGCGAAGTCCGACTCGGCGAGGTCGGCCGGCGGGGGCTTGATCGTCGGCTGCTCATCGGTGCGGCGCTCGGCTCGCACGGACTCGACGATTCCCTCCAGTCGGGCGCTACGCTCTCTGAGCTGCGCTAGCTCTCCTCCGAGGCGGCCGTCCCGCTCGCGCGTATCGCGTACGAACGCGGCGTGGGCTTCGGCGGCCTCTCTGGTCATCTTGACCTTCTTGCCCTTGATCGACACCTCGATGATGTCGTCGGGCTTCTCCTGCGGGCCCTCGGCGGGCGGGGTGTCGCCACCCTCATCGGCCTGGGCCTGTCCCTGGACGAACTTGGCGAAGCCGTCGTGATCGACGGTCCCCTCTTCTCCAGGCTGCTTCTCTGCTTCCGTTGCCATGACTTCTCCTTTCGGCGGCCGACGTCAGTCGGCGGTCGTCCCCCCGAAGAGGGTGTTCCTCGCCTGTTCGCCCTTCCGAGCGCGGTGCTCGAGTTCGTCCCACTGAGCACGGTTCTCGGAGAGCTTCGCGAGGTATCGAACGGCGGTTCGCTCGTCCCATGGCTGGGAGATGAACCACGCGATCATTTCGTCTACGATCTGCTTCTCGCGGTCAGTATGCAGCGTGCCGAAGGCGCGGAGCATCATTGCACTCTTCAGGCCCGCCGCGTGCTGATTTTTCAGCACCTCGGCCTTGGCGGGCGTGATCTCGTCGCGGCTCACGCGACTTCCTCCAGGAACTTGTCACCACCCTGCGTGCACTCGATCCCGCCGTCCTTCGTCTCGAGGACGACGGTCGAGTAGCCCTGCTCCTGCGCCGCCCGCATCTCACGGCCGAGCCGCGCGAGCAGGCAGAAGTTGCTGTACTGCCCCGCGATCAAGAACGCGGCCCACTCCGGAACCTGCTTGATGATCGTCGAGGCATGATTCTCGTACCACCGCAGGCTCTGCATCGTGATATCCGCGACGTTGCCCCACTCGTCCGGCGTCCAGCCCTTCGACTCCCACTTCGACTTCGACCTGAGCAGGCGGCTGATGAGCATGTGGCCCTCCACGAGCTTCTCGTGCGCGTCGAGGATGAAGAGCACCCACCCGACGCGACCGACTTCCTTCACGATCCGCGGCCCCCAAATCGCCCACCACTCCTGACAGTCGGCGGCGAAGGGGAACGAAGCGACGCCCCGGTTGTCCTCCAGCTTCGTGAGGCCGGGGCGCCGCGATCCGGTCGCGATCACAGGGTCACCCCTGGTACGAGTTCCCGCCCTTGTACGCCTGCGTAGACGTGGGGCGCGCGCTCTTGGGGACGGCTGCGCGGGTGGGGCGCGGGGCCCGGGGACGGGGCGCGACGCCGGGACGGGGAGTGGCGGCGACGGGGCGACGCGGCTGAACGTACGGGACGCGGGTTGCCATGGTGATTCTCCTCCTGGGTTCGATCAGTTCCCGAGTCGCTTCTGGAGGCGGCCGATGCGCTTCTCGATCCGGGCGCCTCGACGCGCCTGGCGCTCACTGCGCGCGGACTCGGGGTTCGCGCGTGCCACCGTGACGGCCTCCCTGCGGGTCGTCTTCGCAGTTTTCACACCGGCCTTCGCTGCCTGCCGAGCCGCCTTCACATCCCCACCGCGGGCCCGGGCCGACAGCACGTCAGCCTTGCCCTGTAGCCGAGCCGAGCGGACCTCGCCGCGCGCCGCCGCCCGCGCCGCGATAACCGGATGCTCGCCGGTCGCCGCTGCTCGGCGCCCCGCCTTCGCGGCGGTGCGCGCCTCTCGCACGGCGGCCGTGCCCGCGCCGCGCGCAGCCACCACGTCTTCGCCTCGGGCGCGAGCGCCGAGCGTGTCGATCCGCCGTTGGAGTTTCGCAGCTCGCACGGGGCCGACATTGTGACCCTCGCGCAAGAACTTCTCCTGCTTGAAGTGCCCTAGGTATGCATGCTCCGGGGTGCTGGTGAACCCGAGACTAGGCTTGCTCATTTCGACTCCTTCTTGATGCGTCGCGCGTCTCTGCGGGCCTGCCAGCGCGTCTGCACGCCCTGGAGCGCGGCCGTCGCCGCAGGGCTTTGCACACCCATTGCGGATGCCTCCCCGCTCGGTCGACGCCACATGATGCGGTCCCCCTCGGGAAACTCGAGCCGGCCCCGTCGAGCAAGGCGAACATGCCGGTTGGCGTCTTCCGCCGTGAAGCCCGCCTCGCGGAGAGGCCGGCGCACGTCAGGCGCCCCGATCCGTCGCGGCTTCACGTATTCCGCCACGTCGCCGTAGTCGCTGGGGTCGCCTTGGGCCGGCCGCCGCCCGAGCCCGCCCGGGTCCTCCGAGCCGCCTCCGATTGGCCCCGGGCCCGCCCAACCTGGCCAGCGGATGTTGTGGCCCTCGCGCAGGAACCTCTCCTCCGTGAAGTGCTCGAGATGGCTGTGCTCCGGCCGGACGTCGAAGCCGAGCGACGGCTTTCCGTGCCCGGCGTAGCCCGGCCGCGTTCCGTCGGTGTTCGGGCCGGGCCCGGCCCCGCCCTTGTAGGTGTTCGGCATGGCGTCTCCTCTCAACGTCCGAAGACGGAGTTGTCGATGACGACGCCCTTCTTGGTGCGCCGCCGTACTTCGTCGGTGTCCGCCTCGCCGCTCATGCGGCCCGAGCCCGCCGGCTGTGGGCGCAGGTTCTCGGGCGTGTAGCGCGTGCCCGCGCGCGCGGCGGGCTCGAAGCCGGGCGAACGCACGTAGCCGTCGCGCCGCACCTGATCCGTTGCGATCCCCTGCACCCGCTTCTGCTCGCGGGCCTGGGCCTTGCGCGCCTGATCGATGGTCCGGGGCATCAGGATTTCCTCTCGTCTATGATGCCGGGGCCTATGGCGCGCTCGGCCTCACTCGTCCACTTCCGGCGCACGGGCTGCTCTGGGTCGAAGCCAGCGGTACGGCTGGGCCCGGCCTTGTCAGCGGCAGAGAGGAAGTCCTTGCCGAAGGTCGCCGGCTGTTTCGGGCCCACGAAGCCCGGACTATCGGCGGCCATCGGCTGCTTGCCGAAGCCGCCAGCGAGTGAGGACCAGTCGAAGCTACCCCACATGAGCGTACTCTCCTTGCGCTTTCATCCGGTGGCCGCGAGATTCGCGACCGGGTTCTTCGCCGCAAGCCCCGCATCCGCTCCCGCCTGCGCCTCGGCGGGGGCCTCTACGTTGGGCGGCGACGCGCCCGAGCTGGCCGCCAGCGCAGCGTCGAGCTGACCGCCCGCGATGGTGCCCTCGGTCTCCTCGGACTCCTCCTCATCCAGATCGAGCGTGAGCGGATCAATGCCCGTGTTACGGAGGAGCTGATCCCACAGCTTCGTGAAGTCCTTGGTCTGGCCGAAGTTGTCCGCGAACTGCTGATTCGAGGCCAGGAGGTTCACGACGACCATCATTTTGTTGAAGGTCCGCTCACGCGATGCGATCCCGCGCAGCCCGCGCACCTTGAAGTGAACGGAGTGGAGCATCTTGAACCGCTCGGCCTGGCTCATGTCGAGGAGCCGCAGTGTGTTCGTCGGCCCGAGGATGTTCACCAACTCGGGCTCGAGTAGGTCGTCCGCGTACTGCCAGATGAGGCGCCAGCACTTCTCGAAGATCGGCTCGAGGAAGGTGTCCTCGAAGCGCGCGGCGAAGGACTCGTAGAGAGAGCCGGCCGACTGCATCGCCTGCACGATCTCAGTCGCCTTCGTCTGGCGCGAGGGAATCTGTCCAAGCTTCGTGTCGGGCGTCGCGAGTGATTCCTGGAGGAAGCCCTCGAGCCGGGTCATCTGATCGATGACGGCCGGCGGGAGCTGTCCCGTCGTGAGCGGCTCGTACGCCTGGAGCCCCGCAGGGGTATTCGGCTTGAGGACGAAGTTGTAGCCGGGGGGCACGCCGTCCGCGACGTCCTCCGGGGCCTCCATGATGTCGGGCCGGAGCTGGCCGTTGCCCCAGGCAGCGCGGAGAGCGCCGTCGAGCATGAGGTTGAGCAGCTCGTTCATCGCCCGCCAGATTGGGACGGCGTGGTCCGCGAGCGCCTTGCCCTCGAGAGAGCCCGGCACGCGGAGGAGAGACGAAACCACAAAGGGACGCGTACCGTCCCAAAACGGATTCGGTGTGGGGTCGCGGAGAATCTCGGAGCCGGCCCACGACCAGAAAACGTTTTCGTGGACCATCTCGCCCGTCTCGTAGTCGATGATGTCGCCCCAGCCCTCGTAGACCTCGACGTCGTACGGGTCCGGGCCGACCGTCATCTCGGCGCGCGCCAACGCCTGGTTGCGCTTCGTCATCTCCTGGTTCGCATGCCCCAGGAGCGAGAGCACGGCGTCGCGCTTGTACTCGGGATTCGCGAGCAGCTCGTGCAGGTTCCGGCGCGTCCGATGAATCTCGTAGCGGCAGTGCGGACTCGGGTCGGGGAAGTAGTCCTCGTACGGGACCAGCTCGACGGCGAGCCGCATCGTCTCGACGTCGATGGGCTCGAGCTGCTTCGCCGTCAGCTCGTGCGCGCGGTAATCGCCGGGCTGCGTCGGCTCGGCCTTCTTGAAGCGGAACATCCGCTTCTTGCGGAGCACCGGGAAGACCTTGGCGATGATCTTCGGCTCCATGATGCCGCGCTTGCAGGCGTCCCCGACGAACGCCTGGATGCCGTAGCCCGTCTCCGGGTGGTTGCCAGGCTGCCACAGGCGCTCGAGGTAGAACTGCGTCAGGTCCTGGATGATCGCCGGCTCCAGGAAGGGCTTGCCCGGCCCGGCCGGATCGGCGGCGAGCCAGTCGTCCGAGTCCGTGAGCGCTCGCTCGAACGTCCCGACGATGTGCTCGACGGCGATAGGGAAGCCCGGGGTCGTCTCCCTCGACTGAAAATCGGCCTTGTAGGAGAAGTCCTGCTCGCCGAGGTAGGCCCGCCAGTTGTCCTCGTTCTTCTTGCGGCGCGGCCGGAATGCGACGTCGGCGCGCGTGAGGTACCGCTGAAAGATGGTGAGCGTATCAGCCACTGACGCTCCTCCCGTACCAACGCTGACCGATCTTCACGGGCCGCGCGGTGTATGTTGGGTTCGGGCTACGGAAGTACGCGGGCGTCTTGACGGATCGGAGCGTGGCGGTCGCCTGGAACGCCGAGCGCGCCGGGGCCTCGAAGTTCACCCAGTAGCCGACGCAGTCCATACCGTCCGAGCGCCGCCCGTACCGCTTGTCGATCTTGAAGCGCGCGTTCCACTTCGAGCCCTCAGCGTCCTTGATCGTCTCGATGCAGAGGGGCGAGAACTCGACCAGGCGCTCTCCGGTAGGTGGGCGCATCTGGAGATTCACGGACTCGACGCGGTCCCGCTCAAGCGGGTTCGCCTTCGGAAGCTTGAAGCGGATCGGGACTGGGTACCCAGACAGGTAGTGGTGAACGAGGTGGAAGTTCGCCATCCCAGTCTGAGACTCGAGCCGTAGACCCGTCGCGTCACCGTAAATCCACAGCTCAGCCTGGTGAGCCGGGTACCGCGCGCGGAACTCGTAGGTCATCGACGCGACGTCGCTGCGCTCCAGGGTGATCTCGTCGACGACGCGGAAGACCTTGCCCGTCCGCTGCCCGATCGTCCAGACGCCGTTCTCCGGGTTGAAGTCGACGCAGAGGCAGAGCGGCATGAATGGGTGGATGACTGGGTGGCGCACGCCGTCCGCGCCCAGCGGCGCGAGCTGGTCGACGACGTGGAATTCCCGATTGAAGTGCGGGTAGCACATGGCGCCGCCGATGCTCGGGAGCAGCATGCCCTCCACGCGGATCAGGTACTCGGGCGAGCCGGGCTGGAAGACGGATGCGAGGCGCTCGATCTCCTCCGGGAGGATCGTCTTGTTATCGCGGATGCCCGCCGTGAAGATGTCGAGGTGCGGGCTCTTCTCGTTCCGCTCCTTGGCCGTCGTCCCCTTCGAGAGCCAGGGCTGCGCCCTCTTCGTGAAAATCCAGCGCACGCCGCCAGGCACTCCGGCCGGCGGCAGGATCGTCGCGGCGCCCCGGATGAGGAGCTTCCGACCGCCGCCGATGCGGATGGAGCACTCCTCGAAGACTTCCTCGTCCGGCACCTCGTCGAAGCCGATCAGGTCGACGTCCGCGCCAGGGAACGCATCCCGGCCGGCGTCGTTCGACTTGAAGACGTAGATGGTCCCGCAGCGGAGGATCAGCGTCTGGTTCGTGATGTTCCAGTCCGCGATCTCTTCGTCGGGGATGAGTGGGGGGCGAGGATCGATGCGGGCGCCATTGTTGAACAGCTTGGCCTGCATCACGGTGCGCGACTGGTTGTAGTCGAGCGAGACGACCCAGATGCGCTTCGGTCCGCTGAACTTGAAGCCCGGCGCGTACGCCTGGCGCGGATCGAGAACGCCGTAGCGGCCGTAGCTCGCGGCGATGATGGCGAGCCCCTCGGACTTCGCGCAGCGGTTCGATCCGAGCAGCCAAGACTCGTCCTTGGTGCTCTCGACGAACGCGCGCTGGTGGGCGAAGAGCCCGACCCGCGTCTCGTCGCTCCAGTCATAGAGGGCCGCGATGAGGCCGTCCTTCGCGCGGCGCTCGCGCAGTATCTCGGATGCCTCGGCGGCGGTGCGAAGGTCAGTCATGCGGGAAACGGCTGAATCCGGCAGAAGTTGCCCTCGCCGGGGTTGAGCGCGCAGAATCGGGGATTCTCGACGAACGGCACGCTTGATCGCAGCCAGCGTGGGCAAGCCAGCATCAGAAGTAGGGCGAGGACGAGGATCACGTGCTCCCCCGGACCCGCCGCGCGCGTACCCGCCAGGGGCCCAGGGTGGGGTCGGTGATGCAGCACAGCGCCTCGACGGCCTGAGCCTCTTCGATTTGGCCCGCGATGAGACCGATGGCACCCTCGAACCGCGCCTGGCGTAGGACGGCCGCCTGAACCCCGGCAGCGGCCTGCGCGTGCGCCTGTTCAAGTTCCGCTTTCTGCTCGATGAACCTCATGTCGCCCCTAGTAGCTCAATCGTGAAATACTGCGCGGTGATGTTGTTGTCGTTACTCGCGGTGCCCCACTGCACTGTGACGACGGGGGTCTGGGCAGTCGTCGTATCTACGGTAGGGGTCGTCGCGAGCGGCATCCGAAAGACCGAGAGGTCGGCCGCCAGAGGCCCGCGGACAAACAGCACGTGGCCATAGGCGGCGACGCTCCCCGCGGCTCCGAGCGTACGAAAAGAAACATCCCCAAGAAGCTCAAAGTACCCATCTCCCGCGTTTGCCTCTGGGGGCGTCAACGCCGTCGTGTCTAGAAGCAGCGTGCTCCCAAGCTTCACCCGGAGGCGAAGCGTCGGCGGGACAAGCGTAGTCTTGTACGCCCCCAGCATGGAGAAGTGGAACGAGGTCCCCACAACCACCTCGTTCGCAGGAATTGCTTGCACAACCGGCGTCGAGGAAATCAAGGAAGTCTCTGTCGTCGTATTGAATACCGCCGTCTTGTCCCCGGCGACGTACCACGTGCTCATTAGAGGCCGACCCATGCTCCGGCGACACGCGCCTGCACGGCACCGGCCGTGGTGTTGAGGATCACCATGCCGTTCACGGGCGTCATGGCGTCACGCTGGGCGGTCGTCATGCGTGACAGCAGAAGCGCCCTCGTCGTGCTCTGCACTTCGAGACCGACCGAGGCGTTCGTAGGGGCCGCGTTCGCCCCGAAGACGGCTTGCCCGGCGTGGCGCATCTGCACGCCGGCCCCGACCGACACGAGCGAGAGGTTGAGGCCCCCCTTAGTCAGGTCAGCGATCCGGATCGCGATCTGAGTCGTGAGCGTCCCAGCGCCGGTCGCATCGAGGATGTTGAGGACACGTCGTGCGGTGAGCGCGGCGCCCGCGTTGAGGGTCATGAGCGATGTGATGCCGTTGTAGATGCCGGTGAAGGTGCCGGCGTTCACGATCGAGAACGTCGGCCCGTCCACGAACCCACCCAAGGCGTCGGACATAGTGAACAGCACGCCATCCGCGAGATACGCCGGACCGCTCCCGAAAACGGGGACCGGGGCCATGGTGAGCGGGCTCGTTATGGCGCGGATGGTGCTGGCGAAATTGAAGAAGGCGCCGGGGAGGCCGAAGGCGGGCGTCGCGGTGTACCGCATCTCGCCCGCGAACTGATACCCACGCAGGAGCGAGCCCGCGTTGTCGTGCGTGTAGACCGCGCTGGACGGCAATTCGAGGGCGTTCAGGATGTTCGCGCCGAGCGAGAACGAGAACGGGAGGAGCTGAGCGCGCTCGCCCAAGAGGATGCGGCCGGTGTTCGCCGGAGCGAACGCCGCCGAGTTCGCGTTGATCGTCATGTTGTCGGCGGCGGTCGTGCCGCCGTTCTGCGTCTGTCCGCCCGCGCGGCCAACAAGGCGGAGATAGCCCAGATGGTCGTCGTCCCCGAGACCGCCGAGCGCGCCGTGGTCGATGCCGCCCGCGAGCACGGAGAAGACCGGATCGCCCGCCACGCCCGCGCCATTGGTGATGTTCACCGTGCTGGAACCGGTGAGCGTGCGGAGCGCCCAGGCGTCGGCCGCCGTCCGGGCCGCGAAGCCCGTGATAGCGAGCGCCTCCAGGGCCGCCAGGTCGTTCGCTAGGGAGAAGACGGGGTCCCCAGCGAGCCCAGCGGGGTTCGCGATAGTGATACCGGCGGCCGGCGCGACCAGCGTGCGCGTCGCCCAGGCGTCCAGGGCCGTCCGGACCGCGATCCCCGTGGTCGCGAGCCCTTCGAGCGCGGCCAAGTCGTTCGCGAGCGCGAAGGTCGGATCGCCGAGGACCCCCCCGGGGTTAGCGATGGTGAGCCCGGCCGCGGGGGCGACCAGGGTGCGCAGAAGCCAGTCGTCCACGTCGACGCGCGCCGCGAACCCGGTGCCCACGACGTTCTCCAGGGCCAACAGGTCGTGTTGGAGAAGAAAGGTCGGGCTGCCGCCGACGCCGCCCGGATTGACGATCGTCATCCCGGCGACGGGCGGCACCATGGTACGGAGCGCCCAGGTGTCCGCCGCGATGCGCGCCAGAAGCCCCGTCCCGGGAAGCGCCGCAATGGCCGTCAGATCGGCATCGAGCGGCTGAAAGCTGCCTGCGCCGCTGGGGGTCGGGTTGTCGATGTGGCTCATCGCTACGAAGTCGGAATCTGCGTGTACCCAAGCTGGCCGCTCACCTGGGCTGTTCCGGTCTGATGGATGACAAACGCCTCGCCGTCCTCGGTCGCCATCCAGGGCTGTGTCACGAAGTCGAGGACCACAGACCCGTTCGCCGTCATCGCCATGGGGCCGGTCAACGCGGTCGTGCCCCGCTTGAAGGTCAACGAGGTCGCGGCCGCGACGACGAGGAAGAGATGGTAGACGCGAACGCTGGCACCAGCGACGCCCGGAACGACGGTGTTATCGCCCGTCCCGGCGAAGTCGATCTTGACCTCGAGCAGCGCGGCCTTGCTGGTGACAACGCGGCTCACGCCCCCAGCTTCGCCTTGAGGGCGTCGATCTCGGCCTTGATCTCTTCGCACTCCGAGGCGAGTGCGTCCCGCTTCTCGATCAGGCGCGCGCACTCGGCCTCGAGCCCGGCCGCATCTTCCTTGGCCGCGGCCACCAAGCCATCGACCCACTGCCCCCGCTCCTCGCATGAGACGCGGCACGCCTCGACGACGGCAGCCGCCTCCTGCTTCGCCAGATGCACCGCCTTCACGGCGACAGCGCGGGCCTCCTCGACGATCCGGGCAGCCTCTTCCCGCGCAAGGGTACAGGCCGCCGCTGCCTCGGACTCCTGGCGCCGCAGATACGTCAACCGCGCCAAGGACTCCTTGCACGCCTGATCGGCGCTCGCGGCGCGCAAGATGACGGCCTCGGACTGCGCCAGGGCGGCGCCCAGCTTGGCGAGCGAACGGGCGGCAGCAACGACATCAGACATCGGGGGTCTTCCTTGTCACCATGGTGACGGTGAGGTTGGTCGTACCGTCGCCCGCAGTGGCACGGGGACGGATCACGCCGTTGGGCTCCTGGACCTTTTCGATCCGAGCGCTCGTGAAGGAGAGCGCGTTGCCCTGGGGGTCGTTGAGGGTCCGGTAGTTCGTCGGCGGCTCCTCGAGCGAACCCTCGATGACGACGGTTCCGCCAGCACCGAAGGTCCCTTCGACCTGCACGCCCTTCTCGGTCGTGTAGAAGTCGGAGTACGGCGCCCCGTCGTCCCCATTGAGCAGCCCGGTCCATACGATCCGGTTCATTCCGGGGCCGATCCGGGTGGCTGTGAATGCGCGTGTTGCCATGCAGTCTCCTTAGATGCAGAGGACCGTTACGATCTGGTTGGAGCCGGCGGCGAGGTGCAGCGTCAGAGTCGTGTCGCCCTCGGCCGGGATGATGGTCGGGATCGCGGCGCCGAGCTTCTTGCCCGAGGCGTCGTCGACCCGGATGACCTGGGTGTTCGTGGCGGGTGGGATCACGACAATGAGGGTACAGAGCGCCGGGATCGTGATGGCCGTCGTGGCGTTCTGCGTCAGCGTGACGATCTGCGCGTTGTCGAGCGGCGCCGCGATGCTCCAGGTGACCTTGATGTCGTCGTCTCCAGAGGCCGAGCCCCGGATGAACGCCGTAAAGACGGCGGTGAGAGCCTGCGCGGCCATCTACTTCCCTCCCTGGGCTGCGTGCTTCGCTGCCTGGATGACGCGCTCCTGGACTACGGCGTCGGCCTTCCGCTTGTGCGTCCCGAGCACCTTGCCCGTGCTCTTTGCCACGAGGACGTACCGGCTGCCGCGCCGTTGAATCATGCCGCCTCGATCTCGATGGGCTTCCCCTTCGCGTCCATGATGCTCCAGCCCATGTCGCGAACGGCCGCGAGGATGATCCCCCGCAGCTCGATCTCGCCCCTGATGGTGAGGTCGGGGCGAGAATCCGGGCCGCCAGCGAGGAACGAGCGCAGGCGCGTCAGCTCGTCCGTCGCCTTCACCATGTTGAGGCCGGCCTTGGTCAGACGCTCGAGCAGGATCGTCGCCTGGTTCGCGTCAGCCATGGCCCCATCGTTGCCGGCGGGTGCGCCCGCTAGGCGCTTGAGGTAGGCGGACACCTGAGTCCCGAGGGACTCGGCGTGGCGGATGGTGCGCTCGCAGACCGCGAGGTACTTCCTGATCGAGCCGTCAAGCTTCCCGGGCTCGTACCCCGCTGGCGGTGGGGGAGCATGGGAGGCGCTCAAGGCGACCTCCCGTCCGGGTCGTCCGGTAGCCGGCTTCATGCGGCAGCGCTCCCCACATTCCTATCCTAGCAGATGCATGCGCACTCGTGCAAGCAGGCGCTGGCTGGCCTGCCATAGAGGCTCGCGTGTCCGCCTTTTCCCCCGCCTGGAGCGGTAGGACCCAAAGCGCACCCACCGGGGCCCAGGCATCGACAAGCCCCCTCCCGGCCTCGGGGGACGCACGCGCGCGCCGCGCGCGCTCGTCGGAAGGGGGTGCAGGGGGAAACCGTAGGCAGATCACAGGGTTAGGGCCACGCGCGCAGCAAGGGGTGACCTGCTCGAGGGGCGGCAGCTGATGCCACCCCCTACCGGTCCAAGAGACCGGTGCGGGTGCTCGGCTCTCACGTAGGGGCGCGCGAAGCGACGTCAACCAGCCGACATAACACCCGCTGCTTGCAGGCTTGCCAGCTCCGGCAAGTTCGCAACGAATCGGTGCACGATTGCCGCTCGCGGCGGGTCGCGCGCGCACGCGCGTTCAACACGCGAGCGGTGCGACGCGGTGGCCGCTGGCTTGCATGTGCTGGCTGGCATGCGGCAATCAAGCCGCCAACAACCGAGACGGAGGCCAAGAGCCCATGTCCAAGAAAGACTACGAGAAGGCGGCACGGATCACACAGCGGTACGACAGTCCGCAACATACCGCGGTCGAACAGTCGTTTGTTGACCTATTCCGCGACGACAACCCCACGTTTGACGAAGAGCGCTTCCGCCGCGCCTGCGTCCCGGGCGCGAACGTGCGCGCTAGGACGGTGGCGTGATGGCGCAGCACTACAGCGACCCGAAGCGTGAGAGCGATCCGCACGCACTACCGGACATCGAAACCTTCCAGCTAACGGCGCACGAAGTGGCCGAGCGTGACGAGGACCTGTGCCACGAGTACATGAAGCGTCACGCGTTTCGCCTTGCGACGATGAACAGCAAGACGCGTGAGGCGATGCTCGATGCGATCGTGGCGGAGGAAGACATCACGGGCGGCTGGTACTGGTGGTCATGCTTCCCGGGCTGCCTGCCTGACGGTGAGCCTTACGGCCCGTTCTCAACCGAAACCGAAGCGCTCGCGGATGCGCGCGAAGGACTGGAGGACTGATGTACCACGTCGTCCGGTTCTACAAGGACGCCTATCCACGTCGCCGCACGATCAAGACAGGCCTGACGCTCAAGGAAGCGCAGGCGCACTGCTCCGACCCCGAGACGAGTAGCAGCACGGCGAAGAGCCCAACGGCG